GGGGGAGCGCAAGGAATGCGGGGGAAGGGGGGGCGAATATACCCGCCACCCCGAGGGCGGCGAGCCGTCAGATTTCGTAATCATGGTTGCAGACGTAAACGAAGTCGGCCGCGTCCCGTGCATAAATCCAGGAGCACCAGAACCTAAAGCATGGGCACCAGACCCATGGATGCTCACACCGCGATTTGACCTACCTCGCGCCTGGCACCCCGACGGACAACCACCACAAGGCGACTGGGAAGACGACTACACCGACTCCGACGGCAGCACCCTCACCACAGGCGAAGACCTTGACCTAGGACCACACAGCCACATCCGCCGCTGGATAGGCGACTGGGAAGAAATATAACCCTCACCCCACTAACCCCACGCCACCAGGCCCCCGCACAACCTCGTGCAGGGGCCATTTTTAATACCCAAAACACCCCAGAAGAGGAGAAAACCCATGAAAAACCGTGAACTCAAAATCGCCACCGCCAACACCCGCACCTCCTCCCACTGGACCAACCAACACACCACCCTCCAAGACCTCACCGCCCGCGCCTACGAACCCACCACAATCAACCTCACCCAAAACGAATACCAAAAACTCCCCAAAACAGAACGCGACAAGCACAAAGACGTCGGCGGCTTCGTCGCAGGCCACCTCAAACACGGCCGCCGCCGCAAAGGCCACATCCTCACCCGCAGCTTCATCACACTCGATCTCGACAACATCCCCGCCGACATCAACCTCCCCGACACCCTCGCCGACACCGTCCCCTACGCCTGGCTCGCACACACCACCCTCAGCCACACCGAAAACAACCCCCGCTGGCGCATATGGGTATGGTTACAACGCGACATCACCGCCGACGAATACGGCGCCATCGCACGACGCGTAGCCCAAGACATCAACCCCGGCCTCGCCTGGTTCGACCCCACCACCTATGAACCAGAACGATTCTTCTACTGGCCCGCAACCCTCACCGACGGCGACTACCACGCCCACGTCAGCAGCAAAAAAGACGCCCTCAACCCCGACGACTACCTCGACCGCTACGACACCTGGCAAGACGTCACCACCTGGCCCGGCATCACCCCAGACGACGCCAAAGCCTACGAAGCAAAAGGCAAACTCGACGACCCCCGCACCAAAAACGGCATGCTCGGCGCCTTCAACCGCGCCTACCCAATCGACAAAGCCATCCAAACCTTCCTATCCGACGTATACACACCCGGCACCACAAAAGACCGCTACACCTACACCGGCGGAACCTCATCCAACGGCCTCATCATCTACAACGGCGGCTACTACGCATACTCCCAACACGCCACCGACCCCGCCGCCGACGGCCACTCCCACAACGCCTTCGACCTCGTCCGCATCCACAAATACGGCGACCTGGACACAGACACCGCCGCCGGCACACCAGCCAACAAGCAGCCCAGCTACCTCGCGATGATGGACTTCGTCACCCAAGACCCCGGTACGCGCGCAGAAAACGCCAAAGAAACCGCCGCAAAAATCAACGACGCATTCCAACCCATCACACCCAAAGAAGAAGACGCGTGTGCAGAACAACCCGCCACCGCAGAGGAGGACAGTGACCCCAACACCTGGCTCCAACAACTCGAAACCAAAAAAGACGGCTCCTACAAAGACACCATCGGAAACTTCGAACTCATCCTCACCCACGACCGGCGCTTCAACCACATCGCCTGGAACTCCCACGCCGACCGACTCGAAGTCCAAGACCCACAAGCCCTCCCATGGGACCAAATCAACCCCGGCTGGACCGACAATGATGAAGCCCAGCTCAAAACCCACATCGCCCGCAACTACCGCGGACTCTACGCCCCCACCAAAATGAACGACGCACTACTCGCCACCGCCTCCGCGCGCGCATTCCACCCCGTCCGCGACTACTTCAACCACCTCCCCCCATGGGACGGCACACCAAGACTAGACACACTCCTAGTCGACACCCTCGGCGCCGAAGACACCAACTACACCCGCGCCGTAACACGCAAAACCTTCGTCGCTGCCCACCGAAGAACCTTCCAACCCGGCTGCAAATTTGACCAAGTCCTCACACTCGTCGGCCCCCAAGGCGCCGGAAAATCCACCATCTTCAACCGCATGGCAGACCCCTGGTTTTCCGACAGTCTCACCATCACCGACATGAAAGACAAAACCGCCGCAGAAAAACTCGCCGGCAACCTCATCGTCGAACTCTCCGAGCTCGCCGGCATGCGCAAAGCCGAAGCCGAACCCGTCAAAGGCTTCATCAGCCGCACCGAAGACAAATACCGCCCCGCCTACGCGCGCAACGTGCAAACCTTCCTAAGGCAAGGGATCATCGTTGGCTCCACCAACGCAGACGAAGGCTTCCTCAGAGACACCACCGGCAACCGCCGCTGGTGGCCAGTACACGTCACCGGCAAAGGCTGGCTCGCAAAACCACACACCCTCGACCAAAACACCATCGACCAACTCTGGGCAGAAGCCCGCATACGCGACCAAGAAGAAGAAAAACTCTACCTCACCGGCGACCTACTCCAACAAGCTGAACACATCCAAGCCGAATCCGTAGAAGCCGACGACCGTATCGGCATCGTCCAGGAATACCTAGACAAACTACTCCCCGGAAACTGGGACGCCCTACCCGTCGGCGTGCGCCGCGTCTGGCTCGACGGCGAAACACTCCCTGACCAATACCGGGCAGGCGGCATCGCCGACAGCTACATCAAGCGGACAAGCGTATCGAAGATGGAAATCTGGGTTGAATGCTTCGGCCGCGACCCGGACATGATGCGCAAAATCGACGCCCACGAAATCACCGCCATCATGCACCAAATAGACGGATGGGAAGACAACGGCCTACAGCGGCGGCAACCCATCTACGGCAAACAACGACTGTTTACCAGGGCCGCGGACAGCGCTGAAACTCCCGCAAAAATCGGCCTCGGCGGCCAACACTAACGGGTAATACCAGTGGCCCAAAACAGGTGGAACAAAGTCTGGAACAAAGTTTGTTCCACCCCGGAACAAACGGAACAAAGTTCAACTTTGTTCCACCCTTTGTTCCACCCTAAAAACCATGCGCTAGCAGCAAAAACACTAGGGGTGGAACAAACGGAACAAAAAATTACTAAATAAACTTTTTAGGAAATTAGGGGTGTGTTATGTACAAAAGGACACACATACTGCCTAAATCCATTACCTAGATAAAAACACCGTTCCGTTTGTTCCACCCCACCACAAGGAAGGTAATACCAGTGCTCGAACGAGAAGTCGAACAAGCCCTGGTCCGGCAAGTCCAAAAAGCCGGCGGAATCGCCCCAAAACTAACCAGCCCAGCAAACGCCGGCATGCCAGACCGCCTCATCATCCTCCCCCAAGGCAAGGTCTGCTTCATCGAAGTAAAAGCCCCCGGCAAACAACCACGCCCCCTCCAACAAAGACAAATACAACGCCTCACCAACCTCGGCTGCATGGTCCGCGTACTCGACAACCCCCAAAAAATCCCGGAAATCATCAATGAAATCACCAACTCGTAAAAAGCGCCCCGCCATCGACGTCACCTGCGCATGGTGCGGCACCACCTTCAAACGCTGGCCATCCAAAGTCAGGGAGTACAACTACTGCAGTCGCAGCTGCCACGCCAAGATGCAATCGAAAGCACACAACCCAGACGGCTACAAAACAGTCACCGACTACAGCGCTCAATCCGCCAACATGAAGCAAATCAACGCGGAGCTCAACCCCACCCGTATGACTGACGAGACCCGCGCAAAACTCCGCGAAGCCCATCTCGGAAAAGGTAACCGCAAGACCTACCAGAAACTTCACGGCAGGCATGTCCACCGTGTTGTCGCCGAGCAGAAAATCGGCCGGCTGCTACGCAGCGATGAGGTAGTCCACCACATCGATGGCGACATCCACAACAACCACTCCGACAACCTCCAAGTGGTTACCAGGAAAGAACATATCGAGATTCATCGCCGCCAAGGAGACCTCCGAAGGAAACCCAGGGAATGAAGTTCATACCGCACGAATACCAGCGCTACACAATCCAATTCATCATCGACCATCCAGAGTGCGCAGTTCTTTTAGGTCTCGGCATGGGCAAAACAATCTCCACCCTCACCGCCATCAACGAACTCATCCGAAACCGCTTCGAAACCAGACGAGTCCTCGTCATCGCCCCCGTCAGAGTCGCCCGCGACACATGGCCCGCCGAAATCAAAAAATGGGACCACCTTCAAGGACTCACCATCAGCCCCATCACAGGCACCGCCCAACAAAGGAAGGCCGCCGCCAACCGCCAGGCAGACATCTACACCATCGGTAGGGAAAACATCACCTGGCTCGTTAGCCACCACGGCGGCCGCTGGCCCTACGACATGGTCATCATCGACGAGCTGTCCAGCTTCAAAAACCCGCAAGCCAAACGCTTCAAAGCACTCAAGAAAGTTCGACCCAAAATCAACCGAATCGTCGGCCTCACAGGAACCCCCGCCCCCAACAGTCTCCTCGACCTCTGGGCTCCATTCCGGCTCATCGACAATGGGCAACGGCTCGGCAAATACATCACCCATTACCGAGACCAATACTTCACCCCCGGTAGGCGTAACGGCACCGTCATCTACAACTGGAACCTCCGCCCGGGCGCAGACCAAGCAATCTACGACAATATCGCCGATATCACCCTATCCATGCGTACCGCCGACTACCTCCAACTACCCGAAGCTACCCACCAGCACATCACGGTCCAGCTACCGGCCAAGGCGAGAAAGCAAATCGACACCCTCAAAAAAGACCTAGTTCTCAACCTCAACGACGACACCATCGACGCCGCCAACGCGGCAACCCTCTCCCTCAAACTTCAACAGCTCGCCGGCGGCGCCATCTACAACGAAACCGGAGACGACTACATCACCATCCACACCGAAAAAATCCAAGCACTTACAGAACTCGCCGACCAAGCCCAAGGCAACCCCATACTGGTCTGCTACTGGTTCAAGCACGAACGAGACCGAATCCTCAACGCCCTGCCCGGTGCGCGCGTACTCGACACCGCGCAGGACTTCCACGACTGGAACAACGGCGACATTCCCGTCGCACTTATTCACCCCGCCTCCGCCGGCCACGGCCTCAACCTCCAGGAAGGCGGGCACATCATGGTCTGGTACACCACCCCCTGGTCACTCGAACTGTACGAGCAGGCCAACGCCCGCCTGCACCGGCAAGGGCAAACAGAGCCAGTAAGCATCGTTCATATTGACACCGCAGGCAGTATTGACCAGACAATCCACCAGGCACTCACCAGGAAAGACACCACACAGCAAGCGCTTATCACCGCGGTGAAAGCTCAACTCGAGGAGGCAGCATGACAACGGTAAATGAGTTCGAACTTCGTGACCTGGCGCGCGAGCTCGCCGGGCACTACGCCGAGCTGCAGGAGCTGAAAGACACAACCCCAAACCCGCCAGAGGTCAAGACCAGGAACTCGGTTAAAGGACAAGGGCCCAAGTCGCCAGGGAATTGGCTATGGGTCAGTAGGTACGTGATGCTGGAGCAGAACCTACGCGAGGTCTGCTTAAACGCCTTCGGCACTGACGGCATTGGCGTTCACATCAGCGAGGCGGATTTCATCGCGCCGCGACTGTGCCGCCTCGTAGCGTGGCATGCGCAGGCTTTGTCTGAGCTTGACTGGGCAGAGGACTTGGTTGATGAGCTTGCGGGGCAGGCCCGTGCCATCGACCGGTGGGTGAGTCCGCCGGACCGCGCGGAAGCGTTATTGAAGTCGGCGAGGGTGAAGCGGCACTTGGTGCAAAAGTATGATGTTTCTCTTGACAAGGAGTCTGATTAAAATGGTATGATTGCGCTAACGTAAGACCCCGCCGAGGTGCGGGGTTCTTGTCGTTTTACGAGTCTTGTAGCCACCTCAACACCAATCACGTACACCCCGCGAGATAGTACGAGCGACAGTGAGGCGCAGGCCGCTGGTTCACGACCAGGCCAAGACACAACAATGCAGGGAGGTGCGCTGTGGGGATTATCGTCGTCACCGGCCCGCCCGCAGCGGGGAAAACCACATACATCCGCGAGCATAAGCAGCATGGTGATGTCATCATTGACTATGACGAAATCGCCAACACGCTTGCAGGCAATGATGCGGATAATCACGAGCATGAGCCGCACATCAAAGCCGTTACCAAGGCGGCGCGGCAGGCGGCGATAGATAAAGCCATCGACAAGCACGACGGCAGCTTTACGGTGTGGATAATCCACTCCACGCCAAGCCCAGCGCAGGTCAAAAAGTACAAGACGGCAGGGGCGGACATCATGACCATCGACCCCGGCAAAGACATAGTCATGCGGCGCTGCAAGCAGCAGCGACCGGAATACATGCTGAAAATTGCCGCCGACTGGTACGCCAAGCAGTCGAAAGCGGCGAAAACCACCACACGGCGCGGCTACGGGCAAGCGCATCAGAAGCAGCGGGGGATATTACTCGCGCAGCTCGTTGACGGCGCGCCGTGCCCAGAATGCGGCAAGCCAATGTTTAAGACAGCGGCGAAGAACTTTGACGGCGCCGCGCTGGAAGCTGACCATGGTCCAGGTGCTGCACTTAAGTACGCGGCCAATAAACAGGCGACCAAGGCCACGCGGCTGTTGCATCGGACGTGTAATCGGTCTGGTGGGGCGTGGGATAGGCCCCGGCCGGTGAAGGCAGAGGAGTCCGTGTCGGCTAGTGACGGGTTTGTTTGGGCTTGACAACGATTGGGGCCGCCCCAAAATCATAAGTGGGTAGTCTCATTGACTCCCCCTATTGTCCCTGCTCAGTCAAGCTTTCTCTCTCCGCACTTTATTTTCGTGATTTTTGGGGCCTGTATGGCCATCTGACGGGCTGTTATGGAGGTTTTAAGTAGTGAGTCTTGATGATGTAGAGAAGGCGTTAGCAGGCGATAGGGCGCTTAACGAGTTTGACGCTCGTGCTGTTCAGATTGTGTCGCAGTTGATTGTTCGTGTGCGTCAGGCTCGGTTGATTATTGCTGATGAGGGTCCTGTTGCGGCGAAGGAGTCGGGGGAGCCGATTGAGCATCCGGCTGTGAAGGTGGAGCGTATGGCGTCGGCTGAGATTCGTGGCTGGGTGAAAGAGCGACCGGATTTGTTCGGTGTGCGTTCGCATGGTGAGGCGCGTGAGCCTAAGCCTAAGGCGAATAAGTTCGGCGGATTCAAGGTTGTAGGCCAGTAGGAGGGGGTGTCTGGTGGGTAAACCTGATTGGCTTATTGGTCGCCAGGCACCGACGCATCAGAATATTCCTGCTGGCGATAGTGATTTTGCTGATAAGGCTTGTGAGTTCGTTCGCTGGGCGGGCCTGGACTTGTACCCGTGGCAGGAGGACTTGCTGCGCGATAGTCTTTTGCAGAATGACGAGGGCATGTGGTCCTCGCGTGAGGTCGTCGTATCCTTGGCTCGCCAGAACGGCAAGGGTCAGGTGCTTGTTGCCTTGGAGCTCGTGGCCATCTACTTGTGTGGCGCGCAGTCCATCATGCATTCGGCGCACTTTTTGGATACGGCGATGGACGCCCGTGACCGGCTTTGGGATGTGATTGAGGATAATCCCGCGTTGATGGATTGGTGGGAGGACGAGTATCCGGGTGTGTCTCCGAAGCCGATTCTGGGCAATGGCAAAGACGCGATTAAATTCCCTAATAAGGCGAAAATTTATTACCGTACGCGCACGAAGAAGACCGGTCGTGGCTTGTCGTTTGATTGGTTGATTTTTGACGAGTGCTTTGACCTGCCTAATGAGGTCTACGCGGCGATGAATAATACGACTAAGGCGCGGCCTAATGCTCAGAAGGTGTTTATTTCGTCGCCGGTGAATATTCATGAGCATTTTCATGGCGCGATTTTCTCCGCGAAGCGCTGGTCCGCGCTCGATGGTGCCGACGGCATCCTTTTCAAAGAATGGTGCCGCGAAGAAGATGACGATCCTTTTGAGGAATCGACGTGGGCTAAGGCTAACCCGTCGTTAGTGAATGAGCCGCGCCCGGGTGTGCAGCTGGACGAGGTGCGCTCTGAGGCGAATTCGGCGCGTAGCTCGGAAGCCCTGCTGGAGCCGTTTCTTGTCGAGACTCTGGGGCAGGGTTATTGGGTGCCGCGTGATGGTGACCTTGTTGATGATTTTGTGCCGGTGATTGATTACGAGGCGTGGTCAGCGGCGTCTGCCATGATGCCGCCATCACTCGGGGAGTCCTGCCTTGCGGTGGACGTGACGCCGGACGGTGAAGCCGTCGGAGTGGTGTCTGCAGCCCAATGGGGCGAGAAAGTCTTTTTGTCACTTGCCCCTTATGAGGATTTCGACCGTGGCCTTGTCGTGGACAAGGTCGGTAGCACCGTGGAGCTGAATGACCCTGCTGCGGTGGTGCTTGACCCGTCGGGGCAGTGCTCCACACTGGTGGACCCCCTGCGCGGTATTGGTGTCGCGCCAGAGACGCTGAGTGGCGCCCAGGTGTCGAAAGCCTATGAGCTGTTTTTGCGCATGTGGGCTGAGAAACGCATTGCGCATGATGGGTCGCAAAGGTGGCTGGACGCGCTTGGTGTGGCTCAAGAACGGTCGAAGAATGGCCGTTTTCGTAGCCTGGACCGTTATTCCGGTGATGTGACTGTCCTCGTCGCCGCAACCCTCGCTGTGTGGGGGCTGCAGGAATACGGCGTTGGCGAGTTCGACGGCGAAGTGAAACGCCGCACGCACTATGTCAGCTCGGCGCGGGGCGTGAAACGTAGTCGTCGAGTTGCTGAAATGAGTTTCTAAGGAGGTGGCCGCTGTGGCTGACTTTAAGGCACGTGAGGTAGGCCATGCGCGGGCTGCCCGCAACCACGCCCTGGCGGAAGACAACTGGGAGTTACGCTTCCCACATTCCGCACGAGTGTTTGCGAAGATGGGCCGTGAGGACGCGCAAGTGACGTCGGTGTTGCGTGCGGTGACGTTGCCGATTCGGCGTGCCACGTGGTTCGTGGAGCCGAACGGCGCGCCCGATGACATCGTCGCCGCCGTCTGTGAGGACTTGCGTTTGCGGGCTAAGGGTGAGGACCCTAATAAGCCGTTTGCGCCGCGTACCGGCCGTGTGTCGTGGGAAAAGCATCTGGAACAAGCGCTGAAAGCGATGCAATTCGGGCACATGTTCTTTGAGCAGGTGTACGAGCCCGGTGCAGACGGTCGCGAACACCTCGTGAAGCTCGCACCCCGTTGGCCGGGCACGATTGATGCGATTAACGTCGATGACGACGGCGGGCTGATGTCAATCCGTCAGGCCGCTGCCGCCGGCGCCCGCCGTGGCGGCGGCGGGCGTGAAATCCCCGGCG